TGTTTTTTAATCCATCAACGGGAGTATTGAATGTTAATCAGTTTAACGTTTATTATTCAAGTTACATGGCTGAAATTACGAACAAAGACAGCCGACTATTGACAGTTAATTTGCACCTGAACAATATAGACATTTACAATTTATCGTTTAAAAATTTCATCTACATAGATGGCGGCCTGTATAGATTAAGCAAATTAATAGACTACACCCCGGAATCAAATGATACAACAAAAGCGGAGTTACTTCGTGTAATCAATAAAGAATATTAAGATATGGCAACAGAAAATACAGTAGTAGCGGTCAAGATAACAGCGGAGGCCGAAGGCGCAAAGAATAGTGTAAAATCGTTTAAAACACAATTAAAGGAAGCCACGGCGGAGTTGGTGAATATGTCCGAGAAATTCGGAGTAACATCTAACGAAGCAGCCGCCGCCGCGCGAAAGGTGGCAGGCCTTAAAGATGCAATTGGAGATGCAAAAGCCTTAGCGGATACGTTTAACCCGGATAAAAAGTTTGTGGCGTTGGGCGGTGCGTTACAGGGTGCAGTTGGTGGATTTTCAGCCTTACAAGGTGCGATGGGATTGTTTGGAAGTGAGGGCAAAGAAGTTGAAAAGGTAATGTTGAAAGTGCAAAGCGCAATGGCATTGCAACAGGGTATCAGCGCAATAATGGGTGCGAAGGATAGTTTTGATTTAATGAAAGACGGGGCAATAAAAGCATTCCAGGCGATTAGAGCCGGGATAGGTTCAACCGGTATAGGTTTATTCGTTTTGGCATTGGGTGCAATTGTGGCCTATTGGGATGATATTAAAGGGGCAGTTAGCGGTGTGAGTGAGGAACAAAAAAAGTTAAATGAAAATATTGATAAAAGCCTAACTAAACATAAAGAAAGTTTAAGCGCAATTTCAGCACAAGAGGAAACATTAAAGCGGCAAGGATTAAGTGAAAGAGATATTTTAAACCTAAAAATAAAGGAGGCGGAATTAACTATAATTGATGGGCAAAATAAAGTTTTAATTGCTGAGCAAACCAAAAAATCACAAATTGAAGCAACTGAAAGGAATAAAGAAATATTAGCAGGTGTATTAAGGGGAGTATCTGCACCACTTACTTTATTGCTTCAGGGTATTGATTTAGCTGGTAAAGCATTTGGACAAAATTTTGGTTTAGCCGATAAACTTTTTAAAGGAATATCAAATCTTGTTTTCGATCCTGAAGCCACAAAGAAAAAGGCGGATGAAACAATAGCGGCAGAGAAAAAAGGTTTAATTGAAATGCAAGCACAATTAGACGGTTTTAAAAATCAGCGTGACGCAATAGATAAAACGGAAGCGGATAAAATAGCAGCAGAACAAAAAAAGAAATATGAAGATGACCTAAAAAAGTATAATGATTACTTAGAAGGCAAGAAAAAAATAGATGCAATATTTGCCCAAGCGAAAGCGGATTTAGAGAAAATTGCCAACGATGAAATGGAGGCAAGAGGCAAGGAATCAGCAGATTTGGAAGCAAGGGCAAAAGATGAAAACGAAAGATATAAGGCAGCCGTATTTGCAAGAGATTTAAAAGACAAAAAAGATGCACAAGATGCAGCCGCAAAATTTGCAAAAGAAAATGCAACTATCGAGGAAAAATGGGCATTAATAACGGCTCAACAAAAATTAGATATTGTTGCAAATTCACTTAACGCCATTGCCGATATTGTGGGGAAAAATTCAGCAACGGGCAAAGCGATTGCAATTGCAACATCATTAATTAATACCTATCAGGGTATTACGGCCGGTGTTAAATTAGGATTTCCTTTAGCCATTCCCGCAGTTTTGGCAGCAGCGTCAACAGGATTTGCAGCCGTTAAAAATATCGTGAATACAAAGATACCAGGCGAAAGGGGCGGAAGTAGCGCACCAACAACAACGCCATCAATGCCAAGCGCACCACTCACCCCACAGGCGCAAAGCACAAGGCTGGACCAGGGCAGCATTAACGCAATTGGCCAAGCCTCGGCACGTAGTTACGTTTTGGAAAGTGACATTACAAGCCATCAAGAACGCATACAACGACTTCAACGAGCCGCCCGGATAAATTAAAAAGAAACCCCTTCATTTATTTGAAGGGGTTTTTTTGTTAAGTAAATTTAGAAACGAAGATTTATTTTTTCTCTGCGTCTGTAATTATAAATTTCTTCTATAAGTGAGATATAAGAATCAGTACTTGTACAATCACATAAAGCAGTCGGCTGTGTTTTTAACTTTTGCAAAAATTCTATAAATACAAAATTTTTATTTTTGAATAAGTTAATCATAGCATACACATAACTTCTCCTTCTATACCCTTCATAAAATTGCCCAGTAATTTTTATTTTTTCTGCAATATTATACGATTCACTAAGATTTGTAATCTTAAATTCTCCTTTATAAAAATTATTAGCAATATTCTTTGATGCACCCATTTTTCCTTCAGATAAAATTATCATAGACTCATTATGTCCCCAACCATATTTTTCTTTAAAATTTTTGTATTCGATATAATCTTTATATCCCATTTTACAATAACCTTCAAGATAATCGTTTGCACTCCAAGTTTTAGAATTGGCGTTTAAAATGTGTACTTCATTTAATCCGTAACCGTTACAAACAATATAATTCAAAGGCAATTTCAATTCCTGAATTACATCAAATCTGTGTTGACCGTCTATGATTTCAAAATTTTCATTTACTGTGATAATAGTAAATAAAAAATTTTCACTCATACTTTTTTTTAATCTATTGATATGTAATAGATTTTTGTTTCTGTTACCATCAATTGATTTAAAAACTGAATAGTTTGTTGTTGTGTGTACTTGCATAATCTATATTTTTTTAAGGTTTAACGCAGTTGATAGGATGCTGCACCCCTGTGTGGGTTAATTAATATTCCAAATTTCAATTGGTAAATATTGCCTGCAAATATCAGCAGTTAATTTTTGATTAGCTTTTTTTGCAGCATAATCATAATCATAAGCAGCATAAGCAGAATAAGCAGCAGCAGCACCAGTAGCAGCATAAGCATAAGCAGCAGCATCAGCAGCAGCAGTAGCAGCATAAGCAGCATAAGCAGCATAAGCAGCAGCAGCATAAGCAGCATCAGCAGCATAAGCAGCAGTAGCAGCATAAGCAGCATTCAATACTTCTATTGTAACCTTTCCTTCCCCGTAAGAAATAGCAGCATCAACGGCGTTAATACTTCTTTGGTCTTTCATTAGATGTCTTACCGTATTCGCGCAATGCCCTTTAGCAAGTGTTAAACGTTGCAAATCTTTTGGATTTGTTTTAGAGAATAGCCATAACACCCAATCACCACGTGGGCATGTTTCATAAGCTTCTACCCATGTTTTATTCCCTACCCAATCTTTGGCTTCTTGACAAGCATTCAATTTAATTAGTAAAACTTTCATCTTTTTTTGGTTTAGAATTTATCGCAGTTGAAAGGATGCTGCACCCCTTTGTTTGGTTTCTTGTGTGTTTCTTGTGTGTTTCTTGTGTGTTTCTTGTGGGAGTCATGACAGGATTCGAACCTGTATAAGTTTTGCTTCTGCCACATGACTTTTTTATTAAAAGAATATGTTTAAAAATAAAACAATAAATAATATTGACAATAAAATTAATGCTATTATTCCTAATATTTGAACAGTATAATTATAAATTAACCATAAAAATAAAAATGATAATATTACACTTAAACAAATAATAAATACAATTGATAAGATTTTTAATATTTTCATATATGTTTTTTATATTAGTTCAATATATTCAGCCTGCTTGCTATATTTATGCTTATAAAAATTCAAAGCATTTTTAAATGCTCTTATTGCAGAAACAGGGTTTTTTTGTTGTTTCCCTTTAATACATTCACCGTTAATATAAATAGTAATACCATAAACTAAATCTCCGCCATAAATAAAAGCATACACATTTATAAGTCTAGGTGTATCAAATCCCCTATGTTTTGCAGTTAAACATGCAATTTTATAAAAATCTAATAAAGTCATAATTTATATAATTTCTGTTATTGTAATTTCATTTAATAAATAATTTTCGTTTAATTTTTCTATTTGATCAGTTTTTACTCTATGTATTAATTCTCCAGCAGAATAAATATGAAATGATTTTGCCGCTCTAACTTCGTAAACTTTTGCTTTCTTTTCGTTTTTAAAAATTATTGTTGTCATTTTTCGTTTGGTTTAGAATTCAAAAGTACAATTATTATTTGAATAACAAAATTTTTTTTCAAAGTTTTTTTAGACAATTCGATATTTTTTATATTGTATAGTATGGAACATCCTATTTACGAGTTAAAAATAAGTGAAAATATAGACGACGATGCCGAGGTATCTAACATTGCCTTTGTAGATTTTCCTGCCATAAAAAAAGATTTTTTGCAGTTTGTTGAGAATACACCCGTATTTAATACAGGCCAAAATTTTGCCATCCAAAACGAGGATAAGCGCATAGTTACCGGTGCACTCATGATTCCGGATCAACTTATTTACCGCAAATCGGAAAAATTCGGAGAACACTATGTTAGATTTTCAGCCGAAACAATAAAAGAAATAGCCATCAAATTTGCTAAGAAAGGATTCCAAAAGAACGTAAACTTGATGCACGATGAAACTTTGGCAGTTGAAGGCGTGACAATGTTTGAAAGTTTCCTGAGCGACAAGGCTCGAGGCATTGCACCCATTGCCGCATTTGCAGATTTGCCCGATGGCAGTTGGTTCGGTTCATTCTATGTAGAAAATGATAAGGTTTGGCAACTAGTAAAAGACAATCAATTGAGGGGTTTTAGTGTAGAGGGTATGTTCGATTATGTGCAACCGAAAAGTACAGATGAAGCAAAATTGATGGAATTGAAAAATATTTTTGGACAATTTTAAAAAAGTAATATTATATAAGTATGGAAGCAAAAGAAATATTAGCACGCACCAAGCAATTCTTTAATGATTTGATTGCTGCACCAACCGAAGCACCGGCACCCGTAGCCTTAATGGAATATGAATTAAAAGGCGGTGGTATGGTAACGATTGATAAATTGGAAGTTGGCGGAATCGTTTTAATTGATGGTAACGCAGCCTTGCCCGGCGAATACGAACTAACCGATGGCAGCAAAATGACCGTTGCCGATAACGGCGCAATAACTGCCATTACTTTGTCCGCACCTACTGAAGAGGTTGCACCTGAAATGGAGGACATGGGAACTAAGTTTGCAGCATTTGAAAGTTTGACCGCTGGCAAATTTGCAGATTATGAAACCAAGTTTTCTGCATATGAGCAAAGATTTGCAGACTACGAAGTTAAAATGAAAAAGGCAAACAAAGTGATAGACGAACTTTTGAAGCTAAGCACATTGCTAGTTGACGCACCAACACAGGCCCCAGACGCAGCCGTAAGAAATACAAACGCATTTGTAGAACAAAAGAAAAAAGATTACTCAATATTATTTTCATAAAAATTTAAACAACTTAAAAAATGGCATTAGCTTTTAGCGGTTTAACCGCATACACAAAACAAGAAATTAAACCACTATTGACTTCCGCAGTTTTCGGAGCGAAAACGCAACAGTTAATCATGGCCAACGGTATCGTATTGACTGGCGTAAAATCCAGCGTTGCAATTCCAATCATGGATACAGACGCAGTGTTTCAAACACAAGACTGTTCTTTCTCACCTAGCGGAACGACTACATTTTCGAGCAAGCTGATAACAGTAGGAAAGGTGAAATTAGAGGAGAAACTTTGTGTGGCTGATTTAGAAACTTATTTTACACAGCAAGCACTTCGCGCCGGATCGACATACGAAGACTTTGGAACGGCAGATTTCGCAAAGGCTTACTTCGATAAGAAAAATATGCGCATAGCCTCACAACTTGAGACCGCAATTTGGCAGGGTGATGTAACAGGTGCAGGCGGTGCGAATTTGACCAAGTTCGACGGCCTTCAAAAATTGATTGCCGCAGGTTCTCCTGTAAACGCAAACGTTTCAGGATTCACAGGTGTAACAGGTTCGCCAATTGCAACTGTAACCGCTTCAAATGTTGTTGCTGCAACTGAGGGAATTTATAAAGCTATTCCCGTAGCAGTTTTGGCCAAAGGAGATGTGAAAATATTTGTAGGAAATGATTGGTACAGGCTTTTAATAATGGCTTACAGAGCATTAAATTTGTTTGCTTATAACCCACAGGATTCTAACGCAGAAAGTTTTATCCTGCCAGGTACAAATGTTGAAATCGTTTCTGTTAATGGTTTGAATACGACCGGTGATGCCTACGCTATTAGTTTATCAAATATGGCTCTTGCGGTAGATTTGGAAAACGAAGAAAACAACTACAAATTTTGGTATTCAGAGGACAACAATGACCTTAGGTATCGTGTAGCTTTCAAGATTGCACCTGGTATAGGCTTCATTTCGGAAGTAACATCTTTCCTTGCAGCGATCTAATTAATTAACCTTAGCGCAGGCGAGTAATTAAACATTCGCTTGCGCTTATAATACTTTAAAAAATGGCATGTGCAATAACAGCAGGTTATGTAATAGGATGTAGAGAGTCGATAGGAGGCATCGAAGCGGTTTATATTGCTGAATACGGCAACGTAACACTAAACGATGTAAGCGGAACAATTACAGGCATAACCAAAGCTACAGGCAAAAGATATTTTAAGTTCGAAGTTCCAACAAAATCAACTGCGACCGCTACAAGCGAGGGAACAGGCAGCACTGAAAACGGAACTTTATTTTTTGAGCAAACAGTGGAATTACCTTTAAATAAAAGGGATGCAACCACACGCAATATTGTAACCACTTTAGCCAAAAATAAATTATCAATTATCACAAAAGATAAGGACGGAGTTTATAGGGCATACGGTAAAGCTAACGGCCTGTATTTAGACAGCACCGGAGGCATGACAGGCGCAGCCGCAGGGGATAAAAACGGCTACACATTGAAGTTTTCAGGAACTGAAATGGACGACTTTTTTGTAGTTGCCGATGCAGTAGGCCAAGCACTAGAAACAGCAGGATAAAAAAATAATTCACTTTAAAAAATAACCCCCGACCGATTAAAAGTCGGGGGTTTTTTATATGCTTAATTTTACAAAAGGAAATATCGAAACTATCTATGTGACGGCAAATGAAAATGCTTCATTTGTAACATCATGTTTTCATTTTATTTTTACGAATAAAATCACACTTGAAGTAGTAGATTTTATTGCAACAAATGTCAGCACAACAAAAAGATATGATAAATTTGCAATTGAAATAAACACCTATTTTGAAAATTCAACATTAGGTTTTTATGGATATGAAATTTATGAAACTGAATGCCCTTTTGGTGGCGATGGGCAATTAGTTGAAACCGGATTTATGAATTTGCAGCCTGCCACACAATTTGAACCGGTAGAATATACAGACCAAGCAAACACTTTTAAAGTTTACAATGGAGAATAATTATAACAATCTTATCAGCATAAAATTTGCAAAAGCGCAGCAACCTATTTTTAAAGAAAACAGGGGCAAAAAATATATTGAGTTTGGAATAAATAACGATTACCCAAACTACCTACTTGACCTGTATTCAGAAAGCCCAAAGCATGGCAGCATCGTTAAGGGTAAAGCGTTTTACATTTTCGGTAAAGGCTTTGAGGATGTGCCGCAAAATGCAAATACCAAAGGCGAAAGTTGGAACGAGGTAATGCAAAAATGTATCCTAGATAATGAATTATTCGGAGGGTATTATTTGCAAATTATCTACAACCTTTTAGGGCAAATAAAAGATGTGTATCATATCGATTATCAGAAAGTAAGAACTAACGAATCACAATCCGAATTTTTTGTAAAAAATGATTGGCAAAATAATCGTGAAGAGATGCGCCAATATTGTGCATTCAATGTAAACGAACCAACAGGCAGCCAAATATTATTTGTAAAAGAGTACAACCCAAAAGGCAACGTTTACCCAACACCGCATTACAATCAAGGGTTAAACTACATTGAAAGCGACATACAAATCAGCCGCCATATTTTAGGCAACGCTAAAGATGGTTTTGTACCTTCAACGCTTATCAATTTGAACGGAGGCGAACCCCAGGAAGAGGCAAAGGAAGCAGTTGAAAAAGGAATAAAAAAGAAGTTTACAGGTAGCGAGGCCGACCGTGTGGTTATCATGTTTAACAAATCGAAAGATAACGCCGCCGAAATTGTTAGTCTTGCATCAACTATGCTAACAAAAGAGGATTTTACCAATATCAACAAATTGATTCAGCAGGAAATTTACGCCGCTCATTCGATTACTTCACCCGTTTTGTTCGGGATTCAATCGGATGCAGCGTTTGGAAGTGGTAACGAGATTAGGGATGCTTACACCGTATTTAATAACGTGTATGTAAATTCTAAGCAACAGCAATTTGAGCTAGTTTTTAACAAATTGATGCATTACACAGGCATAACCGAAGAGTACACAATCGTTCCTGTTGAGCCGCTAGGATTCCAATTTAGTGAGGCTATAATGGCGGCAAATATGACACGTGACGAGATACGTGAGAAGCTAGGGTTAATGCCTGAAAACACGGCTGTAAATGCGCCACAAACACAACAAGCAGCACCCGAAGTAAACGCAAACTTGGCTGCTATGACCGGCCGACAGTTTCAGCAACTTGAACGCATAAAAAGAAAGTTCGAGGCTGGCAAACTTACAAGGAATCAGGCCGCTATGATGCTTAAAAATTCATTCGGCATATCCGATGCAGATGTGGCCTTATTTTTGGATGTGAATGAGGCGCAAAATTTTGAGTCACAGGATGAAATTGATTTTGCCATCTTGAATGAATTTGAAAACATTTACGAGAATTTAAGCGATTTCGAAATTGTAAAAAAAAAGCCTTTTAGCGAAGCGGAATATTTTGCAGACGTTCCCGAATTAACGCAAATCGAAAGCAACGTTTTAGACTTAATAAATAAGGATAAACGGATTACTCCCGAAGTTGCGGCAAAGGCTTTGAATATTACAATTGATGAAGCAGACGCAGCGTTCAAATCTTTGTTCCAAAAAGAAGTCATAAAAGTTTCTACAAAGAAAATCGGGCAAGATGAAATAATCGAACGTGAGCGCACAAGCAAAAAGATAGATGCACCGAAGCCGGGAAGCAAAACAATACTTTTGCGTTACACATATTCGGGCCCCGAGGATGACCGCAACAGACCATTTTGCGCTCGCATGTTGGAACTAGCGAAAACGAAAGTCTGGAGCCGTGCAAATATTGAGCAGATAAGTGAGCGTTTGGGTTATTCGGTTTGGGATAGGCGCGGCGGATGGTTTACACTACCAACAGGCGAACACCGACCATATTGCCGTCATTCGTGGCAGTCATTAACAGTCATTAAAAAGAAATTAGTATGAGCGCAAATATTTTATTTATTGGGGAGGCACTTTTGAAAAGTCGCACCGGGATGTCGGATAATATAGATGGCAAACAATTGAAGCCGCAGATTAAATTAGCGCAAGATATGTATGTACAATCGGCCTTGGGCAGTACATTATATTTGCGTTTGCAAAGTGGAATTGAAGCGGATAATTTAGGCGCAAATGAAATCACGTTATTAAACAATTATGTGACTGATTGCTGTATCTGGTACACGATGTCACTATTGCCGATGGCCTTAGGATATCAATTTTTTTCTAAAGGAGTTTTGCAAAAAACCGCTGAAGAAAGTAATACACCGAGCCGTGCCGATCTTGAACTAATTTCAAACCAATACAAAGAAACGGCGGAGTTTTATAAGCAGCGTTTAATCAATTATCTACGTGAAAATTATTCGCTTTATGCGGAATATTTTTCACCTGGAAGCGGTTATGATGTAATTTTCCCGGAGTCAAAAGCATATACATGTCCTATTTACTTAGGTGACGTTCCCGGCTTTACAAGGACATACGGAAATAACAGTGCAGGTGGCACACCGCTAACGGTTTATGTTACACCCGATGCTGGTTTATCTCAGTTTTATGTTAGTGAAATTGCAAACAAAATTGTGGTAATTGCAACACGAAGCGGACAAGTGAAAGGAATCACAAATGCCAACACGACAAACACAATGTATCTGCAAATAAACGGGAATATTGTAACTTTGCCGGTGGGCGATTTAACCCAAGCAGGCGAATTATTTACTTTCACTTATCGTTAGAAAATGTATAAAAAAAGTTTAATCGAAAAAGTACTATTTAAGGATGACATACAATCAATTAATAACAACATTGCAAAGCCTGTTGAGCAGCCACGCAATGATAAAAACAGTAAAGCACACAACCCCAAAGGAATGGCTACAAAGGGAGTCGCAAATAATATACCCGTGCGCAACATTCAGCATAAATAATGGAAGTCTAAATGTTGGATCAGAGCAGGTTTATACTGTACAATTTTTCTTTTTAGATAAAAGTGGGCTTGAAGCAGAATATGAACAGGATGTGACAAGTGATCAACTTCAAATAGCCTCGGACATTATCAATTATATGCGTATTGGAAGCAATGATTTTTTTATTGATGACAGTATTACATTTAATTGCATATCCGATAAATACGAGGATTATTTAGCCGGGGTAGAATTTACGATAAACATAACAACTCAATCCGATTTTTCAGCGTGCGACGCACCAATATTTTAAGTATGAAAAAATTAATCATAGCACTTTTTTTATTACCAATGTTTGCTGGTGCGCAAACTTACCAAGGCATGCCACAGGCGGGTTATGGCCCCGTAAAGCGGATGTTATTCGATTCCGTTCTAACTTTACCGCTTAACATTTTAAAGCTGCAAAATGTTACGGGAGGCCGTGATATAGGGCAAATTAGATACAATGTAAGCGATTCAAGTATTTACATTTACAGTGGGTACAGGTGGATAAAATCGGGCATTGATACAAGTACGATTTATTATAATCTAGGATTAAAATTGAATATTAGTGATACGGCTCAAATGATGGCAGCAGCTCCAAGAGTTCAGCGTTTTTTGGATAGTGTTACAAATTTAAAAAGTTCGATTGATTTAAAATTGAATAAAACGGATACGGCATCATTGAGTAACCGCATAAATTTAAAGGTAAATATTGCAGATACTGCCGCAATGTTAATACCATATGCACGTGCGCAACGTTTAATTGATTCAGTGACAAATCTAAAAAGTTTAATTGCCTTAAAATTAAACATATCCGATACCGCAGCAATGATGGCAGCAGCTCCACGTGTTCAACGTTTTTTAGATAGCGTTGCAAACCTTAAAACATCCATTAACACAAAGCTTAATATTGCGGATACTACAAATAAATTTATCACTTCCGTATTTAGAAAAACCGCAAGTGATTCGGTATTTTTTGTAAAGGGTGGAGCAAATAATTTTGCTTATAAAGACAGTACAGGAGGTGGAAATATTTACACACAAAATGGCAGTCTTACAAGCAACCGCATACTAACTTTAAACAGCCAGCCGCTTACTTTTTTAGGCACAACTCGGACACGTTTTCATGCCAATGGCAGAATGACAATAGGTGATACAACCGATCAAGGCTTTTTGTTAGATGTAAGAGGAGCCACAAAGGTAACAGGTAATGTAAATGTTTCAGCCGGATATATTGGTTTTAGCGATACATATTCAGGAGCAGAACCTACACAATCATTACAAAATAATACACTTAATTTATTCGCAAATTCAGTAGGCAATACTTATGCAAAAATTGGGTTAAATTCTAACTCACAAATGTATTTTAAAAATACAGTTTTAGGAGTTGGTTTTGCATGGTATCAAGGAACAACGCAAACAAATGCAAGAATAAATAATGCAGGAAATTTTGAACAGGCCTCCGGATTTTGGGGATTTGGTGATAATATTACAACCGCAGCAGACCCAATAAATGGAACTCAAAATCATACTTTTGCCTATTTTTACTCAGGTTCAAATGTCTATAAAACAGGACTTGCAGCAAATAGAAATTTAAAGGCAGATATGTACTGGCAAGTCGGAGCTAGTAGCGGTGGAGGTTTTAGATGGTATCAGGGAACCAACGAACTTGCAAGCATATCAAAAGACGGAAATTTATTGTTAAATACTACTACTGATGTGGCTAGTAGTATACTAACAATGAACAGCACCACAAAAGGCTTTCTACCCCCACGAATGACCACAACACAAATCAATGCAATAAGCAGCCCTGCGGTTGGGTTGATTGTATATAATACAACTTTGAATGTGCTATGTGTGTATACCGGGACATGGCAGAAAATGACCACAACCGCAATGTAAAAAATTAAACTTAAAAATATGAAACAGATTAACCCCGTGCCCATGTGGATTAACGGAAAAAATGTAAACGCTGAATTTATAAATGTAATTAGCGTAAATGATAATTTGCAAAATTCAGCAACTTTTTACTACCAATTATTGAGCGTTACAAATGATGTTTTAGTGACAGGAAATTTAACAATGTCAGGAGATGAATATTTAAATTGGAATGGCACAAATCAGGCTGCTTTTGTATGGTCGGCAAAACAATTAAACCTTACTTTAATTTAATGTCACAGGAAAAAATATCAACCATTACGGGCATGATTACAGGCGTTACATGTAAGGTTATGTTTCAAGACATGGTAATTGCCGTATTAACCGCATTCGCAACTGGCGGGGCGGCATACATTGGGCAGATATTCATAAAATACATTCACCTATCAATAAAGCAAAAGTTAAATGAAAAAAGTACTAAAAAGGTTACAAAGCAAAACACCAGATTTTTTTAAAAGGTTGCAAATTGTGGGCGGTAGCTTGTCGGCACTTTGCACAGGTATTATAGCAATACCAAATATAACTGAAAAGTTATTATCTTTGTCAACACATGGCATCGTTGCCGGTGCGATTATGGTTTTAGTTTCTCAGTTTGCCGTAGATAGTTCAACACCTATTAAATAAAAAATTAACCCCGGATGTAGAAACAACCGGGGAAACCAAAAAAAAACTATGTCAACTGTAGAAGTACAAATTTAAACAAAAATTATGAGATACTTTCTATTAATACCTTTATTTTTATTTTCGTGCCAAAGTGCAAATAAACTTTTAAACAAAGCAGTCAAAAAGGATAAGGCCGAAGTAGCAAAACTTACCCGTGAATTATTCCCGTGCGGCATCATTGCCCGGGATACGACAGTAGTAATTGATACATTAACTAAGTTTGTGGAATGCCCTGAAAGCGACATTATAACTATTGTAAAGACAGACACAACAATTGATACCATTGTACTGAAAAAGACCGTAAAAGTGGCCGTATTGACACCGCAGCGCACACTATACATAACACAACGTTTCGAGGATTCGGCAAAGATTTATTTGCTACAAAATAAAATCAATTTGCAAACGGTAAAAATCAATCGTTTGAATGACAGAATACACACAGTAAAAATTATCATATGGGGGCTTACTGCCATTTTAATTTTATCAATATTGGCATTCACAAAACTTAAAAAAATAATATGAAACTATTATTGCAAAGAAAGGTATTAACCGACAAATACACACAAGGAGTATTATATGTTAATGGAATTTTTTTCTGCCACACCATCGAGGATAAAGTAAGAGCAAAGGCCGGCATGTGGAAGCGTATTTTTAAGGTGAAAGCGCAAACCGCAATTGCATACGGTACTTATCCGGTTTTAGTTACCTGGAGTCCACGATTTAAAAGACAACTTACTGGCGTTTTTAATGTGCCAGACTTTTTAGGGATACGCATTCATAACGGCACTAGTGAATTGAGCAGCGAAGGGTGTATAATCGTATCACATCAGGTAGAAAAACCAGGCAGATTAGTAAACGATAAGCAAGCAATGAACCAACTTTGTATATTAATCGAAGATGCACAAAAAAAGGAAAAGGTAACATTAGAAATTATTTAAACTATTGAATGAACAAAGCCGAAACTGCAAGAGAATACAGACAAAAATACGGGGCGTACATGCCCACATTGAAATTGGCTAGAATCATGTACGGAGAAAATGATTTGTTGTTTAAACATGTAGAGGATGCTAGGAGTTCATTGAGATTTATTGAGGGCAAAAATGGCAACACAAAAGAATCAGCACTAAAAAAAACGGATGCCGATACAATAGTAACTACCGACCGACCGCGCAACCCTTACAACTTGCCTGCCTCGGATGAAACATCTTTTTTACCTTTCAATATTTCAGGCCACAAAAAAGTGGGTATCTTATCCGATATTCATTGTCCTTATCATAGCATCGAAGCATTGAGCCTTGCCATTACTGATTTGAAAAAGGAAGGTATTGATGCTTTATTATTAAATGGTGACACAATCGACTGCCACAAATTGAGCCGATATGTAAAAGACCCAAAGAAGCGAAATTTTAAATTGGAGTTGGATACATTCAAGGCATTGTTTGAAATATTTGAACGTGAATTCAAATGTCAAATTTATTTCAAAATCGGCAACCACGAAGAACGCTATGAGCATTTTTTACAAGAGAAAGCAGCTGAATTAAAAGGGATTGAGGAATTTGAATTTGAAAACATCATAAAGGCAAGGGCTCGTGGCATTCACATAATCGGGGAAAAGCGTATTATGAAATTGAATAGCCTCACGGGCATCCACGGCCACGAATACTTCGGGGGTACATCGGCGGTAAACATTGCCCGGTCCCTGTTTACAAAGGCAAAATCGGACTCCTTTCAAGGCCACAACCATCAAACATCAAACCATGTCGAAGTTGATATTAATGGCAACGAAATAAAGACATACAGTTTGGGCACGCTCGGAGAATTACACCCGGAATATTTGCCACTAAACCGTTGGAATCACGGATTTGGAATCGTACATTTGGATTCTAACGGTAAAGATTACGAATTTCACAACAAGCGTATTTATAAAGGTAAAATCACATATTAAAAACTAAAAACTATGACAGCACAAGACGAACAGAACGCATGGCAAGACTATGTTAAAGTATTAAACAGCGGAATGTTTTATGAATTTCATCCAGACTTTACAGGGTGTTGGGAAATTGACAAAGAAAAGTTTATAAAATTTTTGAGTATGAATAGGCCGCAAGCAAGGATAACAACAGAACAACTTTGCGCCATAACCCCGTCCCACTACGGAGGTCAAGACAACACCTACGAAGCCATAAAGGTAATCGAAGCCTGGAGCCTTAATTTTAGCATGGGCAATGTCATTAAGTACATAAGCAGGGCAGGGAAAAAGGAGAATACAACAGCCTTTCAAGACCTGTTGAAAGCAAAAAAATATTTAGAATTTGAAATCGCAAAACATGAAGCACTACACCGTTAAATATATCCTGAACGATAGAAAAATGCAGACAAAGGTATTTGCAGCAAACAAATATGATGCAATGAACCAAATCAAACAACGTTTGCAAATCGTATCGGTAGAGGAAAAAGACGAAATAGTCGATAAATTAAAAAATATTTTTGGGATGAAATAAAACATAATTAACTGAAAATTAGCCACTTGCATAAAGTGGCTTTTTTTATTTTAAAAATGTTTGAAAAAAACTTTTGTAATTCAAATAAAGTATTTATCTTTGTGAAACAAAAGGGAATTAACCAAATAAAAACTTAAAACATGACACAGACAATCTACAAAACTAAAAAAGTAAATAGCATCAATACAGTAACAGTTGAAATTGAAGAAACATTTATAAATAATTTTTCTGTATTAATTTATGACAATGAAGGCGGTGTATTTATAGAAAGATTTGCTAAAACATATAACGAAGCAACAATACTAGCAGATAAATTATTTTTTAACGTTTGTAATAAATATTAATAAATAAGGGGCGCAGCATCCTAAAAACTGCATTAACCAAAAAAAACTTAAAACATGAAAAAAGACTTTAAAGACTTAGCAGAATTAATTCTAATTATTGCATGGTTGCTTGCAGGAATTTCAATTACAGCATTAATATTCGTAATCAGTATTCACTTAATCATTAAATTTTGGTAGAAAAAAAAATCAGAGGCGGAGCGCGCGAAAACGCTGGAAGAAAAAAATGCGAACCATGCACTTACATTAGTTTACGTGTACCACTAGCATCTAAACAACAATTTTTAAACGAATTAAAACAAAAGTTACATGAGCTTAAAAAACAGCAAGCTAACCCCGGAGAATATCCAATACTTAAAAGATAATATAAACACCACAAGGCAAGATATTTTGGCAAAAAAATTAGGGTTTACAAAAAATCAGCTAAAACACGAATTATTTTTTCACAAGATTTTCAGACGTACAAAGGTTGATGAATATGCAACCCCTGAAAACTTGGAGTATTTAAAAGAGAACTGTAACACCCTAGACATTAAAACTTTATGCAATCACATCGGATTAACTGATAAGTCGTATTTATATAAAATGTTTATAAAATATAACATCTGTTTTCTAGGACAAACAAAACAAAGTAAAATGCCTGAAGATGGATTTTTTCACCATGATCCGGAATTGCACACTATTTAATCATAAATTTATTTACATTTACAAAACCAAAAAAAACAAAATGAAAAAAGCACTTGAATACTTTACACAATTTGAAAACACCTTTGAGATGGAAAGGTTTTTTAACCTTACTATTAAGGAGGACACAATTGATGCAATGGGATATTTTACCAGGGAAAACATTGATTATTTTAAAAGCAAAAAATGTACTTTTCAATTTGATAATGGTCTAGGTATGGCAGTTTCAACTTATGTTGAGTACGGCATTACAATCAGAATTATTTTAACCCCAACATCTTAACCCATGCCCGAAATTCTTAAATTTATAATCGCAACAATTATCTTAATTTTAGCTATTTTGTACTATGTCTACATTATTATTCCCATCCGCGAGGAAATCGAGGCGGGCGAAAGGGCGCGAAAAATTAATCGCTTTATTGGATCAACTACCACAGAGGGAAGCGCAGACGCTAATTCAGATATTAACGAAAAGGAGTACCATCCAAACGAACAATTTTAAAACCATAAAAACAAACTAAAATGACAATTGAACCTAACGACTCATCAACAGGATTTGCATTTAGTAATGACCAACGAGGTAATACAGGACTCACAAACCGCGCCCAAATAGCAGCAATGTGTTTGCAGGGTATTTTATCAAATCCAGGAAATACTACTACAAGAATGAAAATTAAAGTAGAAACAGCTGTTGATTACGCTGATTTATTAATCAAACAATTAAACGAAACATCATGACCGAATTTAGCTACAAAGATTTTATAATCGAATACGATATAAATGAAGAAGGCGAATTAGAAAGCTTCAAAGTTTTCGATGATGATCCTGGTAACGAGATTACGCAGTATCTAATTGGCAAAGATATCGAGGATATCGAAACACTAATTTTTAACCATTACAAGGGCATTCCATTACACACTAACCTACTAAAAAATCAAAAATGAAAAATGAAATCGTAAAAATTCAAACGCAAAGCAGCCTAACGGAAATTATGTCAATTGGCAAAGCATTTGCAGAATCCGGAATGTTTGTAGATTGCAAAACCGCAGCGCAGGCGGTAGTGAAAATCCAAGCCGGGGCAGAAATGGGGATACCACCATTCGCAGCCATGTCGGGAATCCATATCATACAGGGGAAGCCGACTGTAGGAGCCGGGTTAATGGCTGCAAATGTGAAAGCATCCGGCAAGTATGATTACAGGGTAATCGAAAGCAGCGAAAAAATATGCTCAATTGATTTTTACCAGGGGAAAGAAAAAATAGGGAATAGTATTTTTACCATCGAAGATGCAAAAAAGGCAGGCACCAAAAACATTGATAAGTTCCCCAAAAACATGTTGTTTGCCCGTGCCATCTCTAACGGTGTAAAATGGTACACACCCGATGTATTTGCCGGCCCCGTTTACACACCCGAAGAGTTTGACCAAGATCCGCAGCAAGTGGAAGCAATCGACATTACAAGCGAACTAGCGCACCATATCGGCAACTTAGACAAACTACACACCGTAGACGAACTAAAACAATACAAAGCAATTTTGCCCGATTATATCGTAAAAGATGCTAGTTTTGTAATAGCAGGAAAAGAAAGGTACGGTGTGATAATGGCCGAGCAGGCGTAAAATGCGTTAGCCAGGTGGCGGAATGGTATACGCTAACCCCCGAGTGAGGTTGCCTATGAATCACTATAAAAAAAATAGGCATACAGGTTCGAATCCTGTCCTGACTACTAACCAAATAAAAACAAAAAAATGGAAATTACAACAAAAGGCATTTTTAGCCTGTTTGAAACAACTAAAGAGCAACGCAGCACATTCACATCGGATGTTTTGGAAAGAATCGAAAACGGCACGGCAGACCCCGTGAAAGTGTACGTTGAATTAAAGGCAATGGAAGAAATCGTTAATACCTTAACTGGCAATGACAGGTACAAAGAACTGTTGATTGATGCTGCCGAAAAGAACGGCAAAAAGTTTACGGCATTCAATGCGGAGTTCCAGATCAAGGAGGCAGGCACGAAGTATGATTTTACCTATTGCGGAGATGACTATCTTTTAGAGTTTTATACGCATCAGGAAAAGTTAAAATACCTAATAAAAGAGCGTGAAGATTTCTTAAAAAAAGTACCTGTTAGCGGAATGCAACAAGTGACAGAAACCGGCGAAGTTATAACCCTATTTCCACCATCCAAAACATCTACCACAACAGTGGCGGTAACTTTAAAATGAGCAAGAACAATTCATTTAGAAAGGCCTGGCACCATCTCCAAACGGCTCAGGATTGTTTTGAGGACTTTATCCGTGATAATGATGAACGCATGAGGGGCGCAATATTCGCCCGTAGGTATTCGGCTAAAATTAGTTGGATGGTGCAAGACTTCAAAACCAGCCCAATAATGGATGCAGAAACGCAGGCCGACTTTATCGACACCTTAAAAGAAGATCATTTTTTCTACGAGGAAATCGCAGCCAAATGCATCGACCTTATGCCGCAGCACAAGACAATCATTCTCGAAATAATAGACCGTGTATTGCAGGGCGAAAAATTACAAATAGAGTTAAAACCTTAAAAACGGGCACCGTAACGTTAGCGGATTAAAATGGAATTAAAAGCAACAGTAAAAAAAGTATTAGCTACGGTAGACCGTGGAACGTTCAAAAGCCGTAAAGTTTGGCTAGTAGTTGACGAGGATTTGAAATATCCCCAGACCATCGAAGTTGAACTACAACAGGACAAATGTGAGATGTTCAAAGTAACGGAAGGCAGCACCATAACCGCGCACCTGAATTTGAGGGGTAGAGAATGGACAAGCCCGGAAGGCAAAACAAGCGTATTTAATTCACTTGTTATGTGGAAGTGGGATGTGTTGGTAGAACAAGCATCATTTGCAGAGATAGCACAAGCGCAAAGCGTTGCGCCATCTTTACCGGTAGCCGAGTATGATCCGAAGGACTTGCCATTTTAATCACAATTATTTTTAAACAAAAAAAGGGGGAGTAATCCCCCTTTATCATTAAACTATAAAATGAAAACATACCGTGACAATTGGAAAAATGAATATAGCGAAGCACGCCGCAATTGGTACAAAATAAACAGGCCTGTTGTGACAGCAAGTGATATGATACCACTTTGCAAATTCCCGGATATCAGAAAGGCCAACGGCCTAACAAAATTCGTGATTGATTACATCGAAGGTTGGGGAGGTTATGCAAACAGGATAAGCAGCGCCGGGCGAATGATTAACAAGGGAACGAGCAAAATTTATATCCCAGGCACCACAAAAAAAGGCACGGCGGACATTCATGCAATAATTGAAGGGATTCACTACTCAATCGAAATCAAAATAGGTAATGATGTTATGAGTAAATTTCAACATGCCGAGGCGGAACGAATAACAAAGGCCGGGGGGAATTACTATACCATCAAAACTGCTGATCAATTTTTACTTATTTTTGCCGACAAACTAAAACCATAACATGAAAAAATTTATATCATTTAGCGGTGGGGTGGAATCAACTACAATGTGCCTATTATACGGCAAAGGAGCCACGGCGATATGGTGCGACACTGGCGCAGAACACGGCGAAATGTACAGCCGTATTGATGCAGTTTTCAGCAAATTAAAGGAAATACACAATGGCGATTTTGAACTTGTAAAAGTAAAAGATGAAAAGTATAATGGATTGGAAGAGTACGCCAAAAAAGCAAAATTCATGCCTTCGGGAATGGCTAGATATTGCACACGATTATTTAAGATTGAGCCGATTGACAATTTTCTAAGCAAACAAGGTGAATGTGAATTAATGATTGGATTCAATGCAGACGAGGAAGGCAGAACGGGAAATCTTGGATTAAAGGAAAATGTGAAATATACCTACCCTTTAATTGATGCAGGATTGAACAGGGGCGAATGTGAGGAACTTTTAAAGCAGCATGGCCTACATCCTCAATTCCCTGTTTATATGCTTAGGGGGGGGTGTAGAATGTGCTTCTTTAAGTCTGAAAAGGAATATAAGGCAATGTATTTTTTGAACCGAAAAGAATTTAACGAAATGATAGAATTTGAAGAAGGGATGCAAGACCGAAGATTAAAATTTTATGCAATAATGGGCAACGGGAAAAGCCTGAGAAAATTATCAATTGAATGCGAACAAGAGAAACAAATGTTTCCAGACATAGAAAGTTTATACAAATCACTCAAAAAAGATACATCTTGCGGAGCATTTTGTCACAGATAAATAAAATCATAATTTACATTTTAAAACCATAACATGCAACTATCGTATTTCACCGACCTGGTCCACTTAGGGTTAAAACCTATTCCCATTAAATGGGATGCAGAAACAAAACAGGCAAGCAGTCATTTAATACCACATTCTAATATTACCGAAAATCATTATAATATTAATGAATTTCTTAGCAAAATAGAAAGCTGCAACGGCATTGCATTAAAGTTATTTGCACCCTTTGCAATCCTAGATTTTGATTTAAAAAACACAACCAACAAAAATATTTTTAGGGATTGGCTGGCAATAATTGAAAGTACAAACCCGGAGGTATTAAGAAAGATTTGCATTGAGGAAACACGCAACGCCGGATACCATGCCTACATCAAATTTTCAAAGGTATCGCATAAAGTAACGATAGCAAGCAGCGAAACCGGGGCGGAAGTTATCGCTTTGTATACCGGTGGCCTTTTATCATATTGCACCCCTACGCCGGGGTATCAAATGTTTCACAATAACTTCGAGGATATCGAAGAACTTACGCAAGATGAGTTCGATTTGCTAACGTCTGCCGCTTCGATATTCAACGAGTACAAGGAAACGATAAGCAAGGCGGAGCCGACACGTTACCCTGTTGAATACGAAAACTTTTGTTATCAATTTGATGATAAAATCAATGACGAATATTTTGAAAAGTTGCTAAACGAAATCGGACTTTTTGAGATTAGAGATTTTAGGTATAACAATAAACAGAAGTTTACCGCCTATTTGCGAAGTGGCAGTTTGGCTAAGTATTCGGCAAAGGTTTATTATTCTAGCCGCAAAGTATTATTATTTACAACATCATTGCCCGGATTCCCATCATGGGCAGATTGCAAGGGGGCTGGGGATAAAAGTTGGGTATTAACACCGTCCAAAATACTGTACCATCTACACGGGCGCAATTGGATAAAGGCACTTGATCAAATTAATATCATGGCCGATTCGATGGGGATTGAACTTGTTGCAAAGACAAAGGCCGAAGAGAAAAAAGATAGGGCATTTTTCCCTTACGACATTTTTCCGCAACCTATACAGGATTACATCCAATCTCACACAATCCAACACGAATATTTAGGGGCGTTTTTTCTCACTTCGCTAACTACCGCAATTGGCAACACATGCTACCTAGAGGCTTTAGACGGATGGAACGTTAAGCCGTCTTTATACTTAGCCGTTGTGGCACACGCAGGCGGCGCAAAATCCCCTGCATTACGTATTGCTTACGAATACCTACATGCGCACGATTCAGAGAACTATAAGGCACACAAGATTAAACAGGTTGCATACAACGAAGAACAAGTACAAAGCAAGGATAAAAGGAACGGAACGCCCGGAGTTAAACCAACTTTGCAACAAACTATCATAAACGATGCAACCATCGAAACCGTTATAAATGTTCTTCAATACAATTCGAAAGGCTGTACACTTGTAAGCGATGAACTAGCCGGATGGATGCAGCGCATGAACGCATACAAGATGGGCGATGATGTGCAAAAGTGGCTTGAAATTTGGGATAGTTCGCCGGTGATGTTGCAAAGAATGAGCCGTGAGGAATCGAAGATAACAGACTACATCTGCAATGTGGTGGGGGGCATCCAACCGGGTGTATTGGAACAACTTTCAAACGGTGATAATCAGCACAACGGATTTTACCACCGCTTTCTATTTTGTTACCCTGATCCACAACCTAAAGCACCGTTTGAGCAACTTTATAGGCCAACGCATTTAAAGGCGATTGTAGCCGATTTATTTGCATCACTTATGAAGTACCGACAAAGCGAAATAAAGGATAAATACACTATGTCAAATGACGCGCGGGCACTTTACAAGACATGGCACGATGGAAAGAATGTAGAATATAATAATGCAACGGAGGATAATTGGAAAGGTATAATTGCAAAGTATCAAGGCTACTGCCTTCGGTTTGCACTTATCCTGCAAGTAATCGAAGATGGGGAATTTAGGACATGCGAGATAAGCGAGGCCGTAATGGATAGGGCAATAAGATTAACGGAGTACTTTCTCGCTAATATGATTAAGGCGTTAAAGTTACTTGCACCTGCAAACGAAGCGGTAAAACTAAAAGGCAAATACGCAAAGATTTATGAAAGGTTGGCGGATAAGTTTTCAATTGCCGCCGGTTGCATTATTGCGGAGCAACTCGGATGCAAAAAGGCAACTTTTAAGGCATGGCTTAGCAAAAACAAGGATATTTTTAACAGTTTGGGCGATGGGGAGTATGAAAAAATATTCTAGGGTTGCAAAGTTGCAAAAGTTGCAAAATATTGCAACTCTTGAAACCCACGCCAGTATTGACTTTGAGGCCCAAAGTTGCAAAGTTGCAAAATTCCTTTATGTACAGAAAATGCAAATTTATATTATTATATAAAATCATTATACATGGCTCCTTTTTTTGGTTTGTGCTGGAACTTTTGCAACTTTGCAACTTTGCCCTGAAACCCACGCCCCTATTGGCTTTGATGAGTTGCAAAAAATTGCAACTTTGAAATAATTTTGAAATCTCGAAAAATCGTAATATGAAGAAAAAACTAAAATTATATAAAAACAACTACTCAGGAACTGTCACATTGAACTATGCAGGCGAATGCGTAAGGGTAAGATGCTACAACAGCAGATTAAATAGGCAAGCAATAATAAACGAATGGCGCAAACTGTATAATCTGGATAGGTTCAATGCTTATATCGAAATTGCACCGAGGTAAAAATATTTTGAAAAAACTTTTGAAAAAAGTATTTTGTATTTCAAAGTTGTTTATCTTTGTGTAACAAAACCGAAAAACATGACAACTTTTAAAAACAAGAATTTTACAAAAAGAAATTACGATTGCACAAATGTTGTATTTTGTCAAGCAGAAAAAGCACCAAATGAAAATTGGATTGAATGCGATGAAAGTGAAATAAACTGCGATCAACTTTACATTATGGATAATGTAAGATATTTCGGATATATGTAACCAAAAAAACAGGGGTGCGGCTGCAACGCATAACAATATGAACAAATTAAAATGCAGGGCGAAATGCTCAAAGACAGGAAAATGGGTATATGGATATTATGCCCAATACAATTTAACGAAGGGCGAAGTAAGGCACGGCATCATTGAGGCAGATAAGCCTGTAAATGTGGTTACGATTGATTTGAATACGCTGGGGCAGTTGGTGACGGTGCAGGATGGTGTTGAGATTTATGAGGGGGATTTGGTATGTGTAAGTACTTATTCAGATCCTATTATATGGGATGAAATTTGTTTAACATGGGCAATAAGTGTTAATTTAAAAAATGGTATTGATATAATTCCAATTGATAGATATTGTACTGAAAAGATAATAATCAACGGTAACATTCACGATCAAAAAATAATAATATGACACCTAAAGAAAAAGCAGTTAAGTTAGTAGATAAGTTTTTTACCGTTTGCCACAAGTCAAGTGACCTTGAATTAAGTTGGAAAGTATGTAAACAATGCGCAATTATTGCAGTAGATGAAATATTGAAAGAATTGTTTCAGTTTCATAGAATTGTATATTATAATCAAGTTAAAACCGAAATCGAAAAATTATGACAGCAGTAGAGTATTTGGTTGAATTATTGAATTTTGATGGTTATGTATCAGAAGATACAATTAATAAAGCCAAAGAAATGGAAAAGCAGCAGATAATAAATGCAGGGGCGCACGGCGATTTGTACGGTACAGCAAAAGATTATTACAAACAATTAGAATCAAAAAAATAATAATATGAAATACATCATTTTAATTTTAATGTTGGCAATGACAAACGAACTGCCAAAGCATAAGAAAAAACATAAAAAAGAACATATACGAAAAGTTCCAATATTTTACTAACTTTGTAAAATGAGTGATTGCAATCACATAATTGAGCAGATTTATAAAAATGAACAGTTAAACAAACTGATAAGTAAGATTAACCCGGAATCAATTCGGGATGATCTTAAACAAGAAGTTTGCCTGGCGTTGCTTGAAAAAGATTGCGATTACCTAACGATTTTGCACCATGAAGGGAATTTAGTGCGATATACGCTGCGCATTGCTTGGATAATGGCAACATCTAAAACAAGTACTTTTTACCATAAATACAAAAAAAGCGAGTTGCTAGAGGCGGTTAAGTATCTAAGAAGTTTGCAGGGCGAAGAAATCCCACCATCCTACGCGGATAAAGCACGTAAAGTATTGGATAATAAGATATTAGATATTTACGAGGATCATGAGCGAAGAATCTTTAACAAGTATATTGAACTTGGTAAAATGCGAAGGGTTGCCCGGTATTTCAACATCCCACATATGCATGTTTCTAATATTGTTAATAAGGTAAAAAAAGAATTGGAAAATTTGTAAACCAATTAAAAAAAAATAATATGACAGGATTAAAAGATGATTTTGGTACACCGATAAATGAGGGTGATTTAATTGAATGGACATACTCACAGCATGGTGTTTTAATTACAAATAAAAATGGTGAAGAAGAATTTTTCCCCTGTTTAACAGGTGGCGAAATGATCGTAAAAGAATTTAAAAAAACAAAAAAAATAATTCTTGAAGTGAGAAATGACATTTCAGGCTATTTTTTAGACAGGCCATCTGGAATATCAACAACATTTATAAAAAATAAACCAAAATGTAAAGTAATATGATGTTAATTAGCAGTATTATAATATCAACACCGCTTTGGTTAATTGCAATAATGTTAAAAGAATTAAATAATAAAAAATGATATACACCATACTCGCAGCTTTATGCGCGTCCTACTATTTAGTTAATGTTGCCATGTGGCATATACCACTTCAAAGGGCATTTAAAAGGCATAGGGTTAAACCGTTTGATTGTGTGCAATGCTTGTGTGTTTGGTTTGCAATTGGCCTTTATTTCGCCCCTGTTGAAATCAGGCAGTTTGTAGCGGTAATATTTGGAACCGGAGTAATTGGAAGTAAATTAAAATAAATTATATGGAACATTTTTATTATTTTATGGCTGGTTATATTTGGTGCGGTATTTTAAGATTATTTTCTAATTATTTAAAAAAGTAATATAATATGACACCAAAAGAAAAAGCAGTTGAGTTGGTATATAAATTTTTAAGATATTGTACGGATGAATGCACTGACTTATATACAGGAAATCTATCAATATACAAATTAAGAAATGCAAAACAATGTGCATTAATTGCAGTGGATGAAATTATGTATATTAATTTAATGGAACAACCACAACATAATGTGTTATACAATAATCATAAAAATGAATATTGGCAACAAGTAAAAACCGAAATAGAAAGCCTATGAATATAATCGGACTAAGCCAACAAACAAGTGGATGTGGTTACCATCGAATACTTTTACCCCTTGCCTACATGCAAGGGGTATCGGCGTATGTGACCAATTTTATTACGGAAGACAAAATCGAAGGTGTAGACCTGATAACTTACAACAGGCTTTGCCCGTATGATGGGGATTGGCAAGGATTCCGGAAGTTGATGAATTACCCTAAAATAGTAATGGACATTGACGATTATTGGATATTGCCGCCCAACCACATAAACGCCCAGGATTATAAACACCACACCCCGAAAATAATTGCAAACATTCAAGATGCAGACGCGGTAACGGTTACCAATTGGCAATTGGCTGATCATGTTTACAAATACAATAAAAACGTACATGTAATGCCGAATGCGCTCCCGTATGGAGTTAATCAATTTCACGACCGTAAAGTACAATCCGATAAAGTGCGTATTTTTTGGGGCGGCGGAAGTAGTCACGCGGCGGACTTGGAGATACTGCGAAACCCATTGAAAAGGTTTTACGCTCCCAATATACAAATGGTTCTCGGAGGTTATACCGACGTAAATTTAGAATCAAAACAGGTTTGGGGCAAGATGGCTTCAGCATTCACAAACGGCGGGCATTTAGATAATGTAAAGATTCCAGGAACGCTTCCAACTGTTTACATGGACATGTACCAACACGCAGACATATGTTTGATACCTTTGGAAAATTCAACATGGCACGCCTGCAAAAGCAATTTAAAACTATTAGAGGCAGCAGCAAAAGAGATACCATGTATTGTTTCAAATGTTGCCCCGTATAATACCGATTATGATTGTCCGGCGTTCTTTGTCAACAAACAAAAGGATTGGGCACAATATTTGCAGCTATTAATTAACAACGAAAATTTAAGACAAACAAATGGGCAGGCACTCAAAAAATGGGCAGAAACAAGTTACAACTTCGCAAATATCAATGATTCCAGAAAACAATTATTTAGCCGTCTTTGCAAAGCATAAACACTATTACGACATGTTTGCTGCCTCGGGCGAAGTTGTGAATTTTAATCACGATGTGCAAGACGAACTTTTGGAAGCGTATCGGGGTTTGTTTGACGAGTACTATAATTATTCCCGGACTTGCAAAGTATGTGTAATTGAATTTTTAATGTTAGCATATCGAAAATATTTAAATAAAATAGCATGAGTAAAACAGCAATTATAATCGGCACGTATAACAGGGCGGAACTTTTAAGGCGTTCATTACATGCGTACTCAAAGCATGAAGGGTTACATTTAGTTATCATGGATGACGGAAGTACGGATAACACGCTTGAGGTGGTAAAGGAATTTGAGCATTCAAATTTGCATATCGAGTATTGCAATTTGGGCGAGAAAACAGAATATAGGGATTCGGCTTCATTTTTAAACATCGGCATCAAATACGCTTTGCATGAAATCGGGGCAGATTATATTTTCATTACGCATCCCGAAATTATTGTAGGTAGCACAACTATTGAGAATGCGGTTAATGCTTCAATTAATAAAAATACTTGGGTAAGTTGCAAAGGGTACTATTTGACCGCTGAACAGCAAAAGCAGATTGAAACGATTGATATTGGCGTTAATACTTTGAATGTTGCAAATTTTGATGATTTTTATTCAGCAACTTCTGCAGAATTTACAGGTGACCCGGACTATTTGCCGGCAAACATAGAGAAAACTAAGGTTTGGCAAAGCTGGATTTTTGGCGGTGGCAGTCGAGCAATGTGGCAGTACTTTGGAGGGTTGACCGAATTTAAGACTTGGGGGAGCGTAGATGTAGATTTGTTAATGAGGCGCAAGGCGGCAAAAATGAGGACGGTAACGCCAAATCTATTAACCGATTATGTAGTGCATCAAAATCATGACGCACCGCGTGACATGCAAAAATGTCTGCAAGCAGTTGGGATTTACACGTGTAAAGAAGAAGCACTTAAGCCACATTTATTAAAAAAGTAAGATATGACAGCAAAGGAAAAGTCAGACGAGTTAGTGGAAAAATGTAAAGATGAATTAATTGAATGTGATGCATATTTTTTAGAAATTGGTTCAAAAAATATGGCATTGATTATAGTAAATGAAATTTTAAAAGTATTATTTCGTATTGATAAAAAAGAAATAGAATATAATTTTTGGCTATCAGTTAAACAAGAAATTGAAAAGATATGAAAACAAAATCTAAATATATTGCAGTAGCTCAAATGTTTGAGCTATTCAAGGGGTACGAAACTAAAACAAAAGCAAATCCGTTCATCATTGTGGATTGGGTAGGAGCTGGAGCCAAAGAAGTAAAGCGCAAAAAGGAAAAACCGCTAACAATGGAAGGCTTTGAAAACTATGTTAGTTCGCTAGGACTGGTTAATGATTTGGGTGATTATTTCGCAAATACGGACGGAGCCTACAAAGATTATATCCCTGTTTGCAAACGTATTAAAAACATCATTCGCCAGGATCAAGTAGAAGGCGGCATGGCGCAAGTTTATAGCGCAAGCATTACCGCACGATTAAATAATTTAGTGGAGAAAACGGATAACAAACACGAAGTTACAAGCATCGAAATAATTGAAAGCGCAAATTAAGATAAGCAAGCCGCACGCCGCACAACAGAAAGTTATTGATTCCACTTCGAGATTCAAGGTTATGATGTGTGGGCGTAGGTTTGGAAAATCATTAATCAGTCAAAATATTTCAATTCGTGAGGGTGTAAAGAAAAAATACGTTGCTTACATTACACCGACTTACCAACTTGGTAAGATATTTTTTCAGGAGATAATCAAACTTTTGCCCGAAACAATATACCGTAAAAATGAAAGTGATTTAGTGATTAACTTTATCACGGGCGGTACGATTCGTTTTTTTACGGGGGAAAGATTGGATGCAATGAGGGGTTTAAAATTTCACCTTGTGATTATTGATGAGGCTTCGTATATTCCAAATCTTGAAGATGGTTGGCTTAATTCAATCCGACCTACCCTTACCGATTACCGAGGGAGCGCAATATTTCTAAGCACACCGAAGGGAAAAAACTATTTTTATTCCCTATTCATGAAGGGAGGGCAAAAGGATTGGGAGGCATTCAAATTTACTACATACGATAACCCACACATTGCAAAGGACGAGATTGATTCAGCACGGGAGCAATTACCATCGGCGGTGTTCGAGCAGGAATATCTAGCCAATGCGATGGAGAATGCAGCGAATCCATTCGGGAGTGAGCATATAAATAAATGTGTGAAGCCGTTGAGCAGGTTACCGGCAAAGTATTACGGCATTGACCTTGCAAAAAGTTTTGATTACACCGTTATAATTGGATTGGATGCAAATGGGCAATGTAGCCATTATGAACGCTTCCAAAAAGATTGGATGCAGACGAGGGAAACGATAAAGCAGATTGCAAAACACCATCATATTTTTATAGATAGTACAGGGGTAGGTGATGCAATTGTAGAGGATTTACAACGTCATTTTAACGACATGACAGGGTTTAAATATACGTCGTCGAGCAAACAACAGTTAATGGAATCCTTAGCTTCATCTTTACATAAGGGTATTATAAGTTTCCCTGCTGGCGCCATCAAAGATGAACTTGATATTTTTGAATATGTTTTCACATCCACAGGTGTGAGATATAACGCCCCATCAGGCTTTCATGACGATTGCGTCAACTCATTAGGATTAGCAAATAAATGCATGATTGAGAACGCAGGCGCAGGGCAATATTATTTTGTGTAACTTTATGCCATGCTAAATATAACCAACGAAGACAACATGGCCTTAATGGCACGTTACCCGGACAAATATTTTGAATTGGCTATTGTTGACCCGCCTTATGGGAATATTGATGCAATAGGAATAAATGATAATAAAAATAAAGGTAAACAAGAAACAAAAAGAAAAAATTATCATTTGTTTGAAAATATAGCACCTGAAAATAAGTATTATTTAGAACTTGAAAGGGTTTCAAAAAATCAAATAATTTGGGGCGGTAATTTTTTAGGACTTTGCGGAGGTGTTATTGTCTGGAATAAAAATGGTACAGCATTTGGGGAGGGGGAAGTAGCGATTTGTTCAACACATAAAAGTGTGCAGATTTTTGAATACACTTGGAATGGAATGTTACAAGGTGACATGAAAAATAAAGAACACCGCATCCACCCCACACAAAAACCCGTTGCCCTCTATAAATGGCTTTTAGACAAATACGCAAAGCATGGGGATAAAATACTAGATACCCATTTGGGCAGCGGCTCAATAGCAATAGCTTGTCATGATTACAAATTTGATTTGACCGCTTGCGAATTGGACAAAGAATATTATGATAAGGCAATGCAGCGCATAGCAAACCACACAGCACAACAGAAACTATTTTAAGATTCCCAATTACAAAATCCTTTTTTTTATATAATAGTATAGTATGAAGATTAAAACATTACAGGAACTTTATTTTATATCTAGCGGCAAAGATGAGGACTTCGATAAGTCAATCAAGATGGTATCAGTTTTGACAGGCAAATCTATTGAAAAAGTGGAGGCAATGCCGATGAAGCTGTTTAATTACCACTGCGCACGTATTACAAAGCAGTTTGAGCGCATAGGGAGCCAATTAATGGCAAGCAAACCAAGAAGCCTAATGTTTGCCAATGGGCGCATTTATAAGTTAAATTACGACCTGCAAAGGGCATCCAAATATGTCGAGGGAATCACATTTGCAAAGGATGTTATTAACGATATTCACAAACTTATGGCAACGATTGCCGAGCCGATCACATGGTATGGCAAACCATACACTCGAAGTCATGAGCAGATAGCCAACGACATGGAGCACGCCAACTTTGAAGCTGCGTATAATGCAGCGGTTTTTTTTTATCTGCAATTTCAAATCTCACTGCATCTTATCCAACCCTATTTGATACAACAGATACCGGGACAGACGG